TTTTAAAAATCTTATATGGAGCAAATAAAACAACTAGTTTAGGTGCTTATACTTTAAGATTGAGGGTAAACACAACAAACACATTATCGGGTGCTCCAACAATAGCATCATATATTGGTAGTGTATCAAGTCAAGTAAATGTATTAATGAGAAATTTACATTTAAATGGTGGTAATTTATATGGATTAGGTGGCTCTACTTCTTCACTTACAGATATAGTAGTTTCTGGGAGTTCTTTAGGTTCAAATGCTTTAAATCCAGCAAATACATTTTATCTTTTTGCAACAGTTCAATTAACAAATGTATTAGATAGTATAGTAGGAAATATGTTTACAATTCACAATTAATATGAAATCAATAATAAACGGAATTACTGGAGAGTTTATGTACTGCACAGCAGTTGAATATGAACTACAAGAAAATGAAATAGCAATAGATGAACTATTAACTATTTTATATGAAAAACCATATTTCAATTTTGAAACAAGAGAATTTTACGAAGGTGCAATACAACAATAATAAAATATGATTTGGTTATTAGAAAATTGGGTTGCAATAGTTAGTACATTATCAATTCCAATAGCTTGGATATTTGGCGGTAAACAAGCTAAAAAAGTAGAATTAAAAAATAGCAATGGTGACTTTTTAACTAAAGTTCAAGGAATTTATGATTCTTTAGTTGAAGATTTAAAAACTGATAGAGATGAATTAAGAGCTTGTAATGTTGAACAAACTAAAGATATTTCAGATTTAAGAAACGATGTTAGAAGTTTACAAAAGCAATTTAATGATTTGTATTTAGCTTATGCAAAAGAAGTAGAAGCGAGTAAATATTGGAAGGATAAATTTGATGTATTAGAAGACAAATATATTCAATTAGAAAAAGACCACGAAACACTTAAAAAGCAATTTGAAATTTATAAAAAAAGTAACAAATGATATTAGATAATAAAGGTTATTTATTTATAACTAAACACGAAGGGTTAAGATTAAAACCTTATTTGTGTCCAGCTAAAATACCAACTATTGGTTATGGAAATACATATTATTCAAATGGTAAAAAAGTAACATTATTGGATAAAGATATTACTAAACAAGAAGCTTTTGAAATGTTTAAAGAAATAGCTAATAGATTTGCTAAAAGAGTAGATGAGTTAGTAACATCAAATATAAATCAAAATCAATTTAATGCTTTAGTTTCATTTGCTTACAATGTTGGAACTGGTAATTTTTCTTCATCTACATTATTAAAAAAAATAAATAAAAACCCAAATGATTTAACATTAAAAGCAGAATTTTTAAGATGGAATAAAGCTGGTGGTAAAGTTCTTAATGGTTTAACAAATAGAAGAAATGAAGAAGCTGATTTGTATTTTAGTTAGTTTATTATTTATATCTTGTGGTTCAAGAAAAGTTAATAAAACAACAATAGAAGAAAAAAAAGATAGTATTTCAGTTGTTGATGTAAAAACAGAAATAAAAACAAATGAAAGTACTGAAATAAATAACAATTCTAAAATAGATAAAACTGAAGAAGAATTTATAATTGAACCAATAGATGACAATTTACCTTTTATAGTAAATAGTAAAATATACAAAAACGTTAAAATAAGACACAAAAAAACAAAAGACAATAGTTTACATATAAATCAAAAGAAAGTGTCTAAGAATGCTTTAAAACAACAAATAAAGCATAGTAAGCAAGTTGTTTCTACTTCAAAAGTATTAAAAGAAAAGAAAATAGATAAAAAAGAAAGTTTAGTTAAATATATATATTATTTAATTATATTTATTATTTTATATATTATTTATAAATATAAAAATTATATATTTAAATTATTTATTTAATATATTATATATCTTTGAACTAAATAAGTAATATATATATTATATTATATATCTTTGAATAAAATAAATTATATATTATATGGCTAAAGTTGCTAAAAAACCTTTAAGAAAAAATCTAATAAAAGAATTAGATACTGTTTTTAGTCATTATATACGTTTAAGATATGCAAAGAATGAAATAGCTGAATGCGTTACTTGTGGTAAAAAAGACCATTGGAAAAAGCTACAAAACGGGCATTTTATGAGTAGAGCAAATTACTCAACAAGATGGGACGAAGATAACTGTCAGGTTCAATGTATGGGTTGTAACGTTTTTAAAAGTGGTGAACAATATAAATATAGTTTATATCTTGGTAATAAATTATCTGAAGAACTTTATTTAAAATCAAAACAAATAGTTAAATTTGCTGATGTAGAATTAATTGATATGATTGATTACTATAAACAACAGGTAAATATCTTGCATAAATTTACATAATGTTTTTTAAATTGTTTTTGTCAAAAAGGAGTGGTTTTATAGCCACTCTTTTTTTTGTCTAAAAGTTAAATAAATGTTAAAGTTTATTTTTGTATTAATTTAATAGTTAGATTTGTACCATAATTAAAAAACAAATAACAATGAAAGATTTATTAGACTACAACAGATTTAGAATTGAAACAATGCAAAGTAAGATTTGCGAATTAGAAAGTTTATTAAGCACATTAGAAACCTATTGTTTTGAATTGGCAGATGATGATTGCCCAAAAGACTACAAAACAATTATTAAAAAAGAATTATACAATTTAAAAACAAAATAATGAAAGACTTAAACTTAAATCAAAAACTATCTTTAATTCAAAAAGAATTTAAAGCAAACAAATCAAAATTTAATAGTTTTGGTAAATACAATTTTAGAAGTGCTGAAGATATATTAGAAGCATTAAAACCATTTAATGAAAAATACCAAGTATCATTTGTAATTACTGAAAGAATGATACCAATTACAAATGTTGAAATTCCTATGATGCAATCAACTGCTACTATTTTTGATAATAATGGAGTTAATGAAATATGTGCAACTGCTATTGTAGGAGTAGATTTAAATCAAAAAGGAATGCAAGTACCACAACAATTTGGTTCTGCTTCATCTTATGCTAAAAAATATGCTTTAGGTAACTTACTTTTAATTGATGATACACAAGATGCTGATGCAACTAATAAACACGACAAAGAAGTAAAAGCAGAAGATGATTTAAAATGGTTAAATAAAAATACACCAGAATTTAATAAAGCTATTGAATATTTAAAAAATGGTGGTAATATTGCAACTATTGAAAATAAATATAAATTAGCAAAAGCAGTTAAAGACGAATTGTTAAAAGTAAAATAGGGAAGCTGAAAACTATATAGAGTAAGCAAATTTTAAATAAAAAAAATATGAGTGCAATTATTAATGTAAGTTTAAGAGTAGACAAATTACCAAAAGAAAAATTTGTATCAGGTAAAGATGGTGCAGTTTATTACAACTTTACAGTTAGTGTAAATGATGAAGCAAATCAGTTTGGTCAAAACGTTTCTTTAACTGATAGTCAAACACAAGAAGAACGTGAAGCAAAAAAAACTAAAGTTTATTTAGGAAATGGTAATGTAGTTTGGACTAATGGTGAAATTAAAACAGCACCTAAAAAAGACAAAGTAACTGCAACAGTTGAAAGTGATTTACCATTTTAAATTTAATTGGGCAGTTTAAACGCTGCCCTTTTTTTAACAAAAACAATGACAAAAGAACAAAAACAAGAAAAACGTTTAATGATGGAATTTATAGTTGATGAAGCTATATTAAATCCATTAGAAAAAATAGAACATCCAAAACCAGCAATATCATTTGGTGTTAAAAGTTATGAAAGTAAAGATGGTGAAATTATATTTCCAGTACCAATAGGAACTTATGGCAACTTTAGTTTTGTACAAGCACCACCTAAAAGTAAGAAAACATTTTTTGTATCATTATTATCAGCAATATATTTAGCAGAAGATTTACCACAATTTTGTGGTGATTTAAAAGCAAATAGAAATGATAAACACTTAATTCATTTTGATACTGAACAAGGTAATTTTCACGCACAAATGGTATTTAAAAGACCATTAGAAATGGCAGGATTAAAGAATATAGATAAATATCATACTTTAGCATTAAGGCAATATAGCTTTAATGATAGAATAGAAATAATAGAACACTACCTTTATGATAGATTAGATGGTAAAGATATTGGATTAGTAATTATAGATGGTATTGCTGATTTATGTTCTGATGTAAACAATATTGAAGAAAGTAATAATGTAGTGCAAAAGCTAATGAAATGGACTAAAGAATTAGATTGTCATATTGTAACAGTTATACATTCTAATTTTGGAACTGATAAACCAACAGGGCATTTAGGTTCATTTTTAGAAAAGAAAACAGAAACACAAATTAGTTTAGAATTAAATACAGTTAATAAAGGATTAGTTAAAGTAAGTTGTAAAAGAAGTAGAAATGCACCATTTGAAGATTTTAATTTTAAAGTAAATAATTTTGGATTACCACAAGTAGAAGGAGCATTTTATGACCCATTAAAAGATATATTTTAAGATGAATGTAATATCACTATTTAACGGAATGAATACAGGTAGACAAGCACTTGAAAATGTTGGTATTAAAGTAAATAAATATTATTCAAGTGAAATTAAACCTTATGCAATAGAATTAACACAACATCATTTTCCCGATACTATTCAAGTTGGCGATGTAACAAAATGGCGTGAATGGGATATTGATTGGAAAAGTATTGATTTAGTTTTAAGTGGTTCACCTTGTCAAGATTTATCTGCTGCTGGAAAACGTGCAGGAATAAACGGAAGTAAAAGTAGTTTATTTTTTGTCTTTGTAGAAATATTAGAACACATCAAATTACTTAATCCTAAAGTATTATTTCTTCAAGAAAATGTAGGTAGTGCAGCTAAATTAGATGTTGGAATTATGAGTAGGGCTTTAGGAGTTTATCCAGTTAGAATTAATAGTTCACTTGTTACTGCACAATTAAGGGATAGGTATTATTGGAGTAATATTAAAACAAGACAAGATGGAATGTTTGGTGATATAATTACTGATATTCCACAACCTAAAGACAAAGTAATATTATTAAAAGATATTATAACAAGTGGAAATGTAGATAGATTAAAAAGCGTTTGTTTAATTGAGAGGTATATTGGTGCAATACCAAAAAGTGATGAAGCAATACAAAGGCATTTAAAAAATAGGGTTGATTTTGGTAGTTATTCAATAGTAAATGAAAACGAAAAATTAAGAGCATTTAATAAAATTGAAATGTGTAGGTTGCAAGGATTTCCTGATGACTATTGCGATATTTTATCAGATGAAAAAGCTGGAAGTTTATTAGGTGATGGATGGACTTTACCAATAATAGAACATATATTTAAATTTATAAAACAATGAAAGACACAATGAAATACCACATAGAAGAATTACAAATATCAGCAGCAAGAATGCTTGTATTAAATTCAGATAATTCAATGTTAATAAGTTTCTTTAAAGATTTGAAAAATAAATTAGAATATTTGTATGAATTAAACGAAATGGATAACCAAGCAAACTGGACTGAAATACAAAATGCTTTTAATTCAATATTAAAAATAGATACAGAATTAACAGAAGTGGATTTAAAGATTAAAGTAAAAGAAGCACCAATACCAAAAACTGGTATAGTAACAATTAAAATGTATTAGTATGGAATTGTCTACAAATAAATGGTTAGAACAGGTTGCCCAACATCATAAAGAGTGGGTTAAAATTGCTAACCTTTATAAAGTAGATGACTATGCAGAAGATATTGTTCAGGAAGTTTATATTGCTTTGTGGAAATATGCTGATGCAGAAAAGATAATTGATGCAAAAGGTAATGTTAGAAAAGGTTATGTATTTTTTACTATTAAAAGTTTATGTTTTCAGTATTTAAACAAACGCAATAAAGTAGATAAAATAGGAATAGATACTTTGTTTAATTTGTCAGACAATAGCAATATAGATGAACACAAAGCATATAATGATATTTGTTTAATGATTGATGAAGAAATAGATAATTGGGGTTGGTATGATAAAAAATTGTTCAAACTTTATCGTGATACTGATTTTTCTAT